AAGGTCGATTTACCTGTATTACGCTTACCGATAAATACGATGACCTTATCATCCGCAATACCTTCAGGTTTGAACTTCTTCAACTGAAGATTCATTCTATTATAGTGTCTCGTTTTATTTAGCATAATTTTACTCATATAGAGTAGGAATGGCTGGTCGTCTGAGACTTGCCGCCACTGGTGTCCAAGATGAATGGATCACAGGTGATCCACAATTTTCATACTTCCTGATGAATTATAAGAAACATACAAAGTTTTCGTTTGACTCCGTGGAAAGTCAATTCGATGGGAATATCGACTTTGGAGAAATACTTGAGTGTAGAATCCCTGGTGATAAGGGTGACCTGGTCAGAAATATGACCCTCAAAGTGACCCTAACTGACCCACAACCAAACGACGATGGTGAAAATGATATGGTTTGGTCACCATCTGTGATTACAAACCTCATAGAGTATGCCGAGCTTCTCATCGGTGGGCAGCCCATTGAGAGAATCACAGGCGAGTATATTTACATGCACCAACAACTCAACAATACTAACGATGACATTGAACAGACGTTGTATTTCTTGACGGGTCATGGGAATTATTTGAGCTATGCAGGTGAATATACATACTTTCTAGATCTCCCATTCTATTTCTATAGGAATCCATCACTCGCTATACCCACCTGTGCACTTGCAAAACAACATGTTGAGGTGAGAATTAAGACGAAACCTCTCAGTCAGCTTGTAAGGAATATCAGTGCCTCCTCTAATCCTGACCCAGAAGGTATCTCTGATGTGACAGCTTCGATTGTAAAGTTTTCATTGGACACGGAGTTTGTATATGTCACCCCAGAAGAGAGGGGATACCTCATGTCCAGACCTCTCGATTATGTCATCACACAGGTGCAGATGGCAAAGTTCATAATGAAACCTGGTGAAAACAAAAAGTCTGTGATGCTCAACTTTCAACACCCAGTCAAAGAACTTTTCTTTGTGTCCCATTCAAAATTAGCATCTTTGAACAACATACCAAATTATTATAATGAAATCGTGCGTACCGAACTCCGTTTCAACAATGAAGTTGTATTCAACCGTGATAGTCTATTCCTCACCTATGAACAAGCACTCAAACACCATGTAAATTCTCCATCAGCACTCGATTTCACACCTGAGGAGATTAATGGTTCAGTCCGGCGTTTGGGTCCCTCAAAGTTCGGTATGTACTCATTCTCCCTAAAACCAGAGATGTATTACCCAACCGGTCAGGTCAATATGAGTCGCATATCTCATAAACTTTTTACAATCGAGATTACACCAATCGATGCTGCATATGAAAATGATACACGGGTGTATGCCGTGAATTATAACGTGTTACGTATCGAAAGTGGTTTAGCTGGATTAAAATTTTAGATGGATATAGTAGTAATGGCTGGACAAGTACAACTCTCAGCTTCTGGACCTCAAGAGAGGTTCTTTACAGTAGATCCAGACTACAGTTATTTTGTGGAAACTTTAAAAAAACATTCAAACTTTTCCACCGAGTTTGTGGATATAGATCCTGAAAATAATGAAGCTGATTTCGGAAAGACTATACGATTCAAGATTCCCCAAAATCAAGGTGATCTTCTCAAGACACTCAGTGTGAAAATGACACTTCCAGAGATTGTCGAAACTGCTGCCACAATGTACATAGAGTCTGTTGCCCACGCAATTATAGAACATGTAGATCTCATCATTGGTGGTAAAGTGGTCCAAAGACTCACGAGTGACTATCTCCAGATTTATTCAGAGCATAATGTTACACAAACGAAACAGAAAGCTCTCGAACAACTTATTGGTAAGTATCCACTCAGAACATCAGATAAACGTGTCGGTGAAGTTATCGAGAGTGGTGGAGGTAACTCTGGTATCGTTATTCATAATACACTCGGTTTAAACTCAGACGAAAGTTTCTTTGTTGATCTTCCTTTTTATTTCTATAAACATCCAGAACTTGCGGTACCTCTATGTGCCATCAATAAACAAGAAGTGGAAGTCGAGTTCAAATTGAGAGACGCACAAGACTTGGTAATCAAAGGTGATGGGTCGTATATTATTTTAGAGGAAACCCTTAAATTAAAAAACTTTCAACTTTGCACCGAAGTTGTATTCTTGGATTGTACCGAACGTATCAAGATTGAAAATACACCCATCGACTTTCTAATGACACAACTCCAACACGATGTTTTTGAAGTTGATGTTGGTATCAACGAAGGAAAATTTAAATTAGATTTTGCGAATCCAGTCAAAGAATTATACTTTGTCATTCAGCGACAGGGGAGTAATGTGAATGCTGTGGACAAAACGCTTCAGGGTAACTTCGTAACCACATTCGATTATGACAACACCTCAAATGTTCAAGATGGAAAGTTTATTCTATATGAAAATCTTGACTACTTGACACTCAGTCTCGATGGTCAGGATATAATCACCGAAGACACCGGGAATGTACTCTTCCTAAAGGCTGTACAGGGGGCGATTCATCACTCCAAGACCCAACTCATCAGGCGATTCTATTCGTATAGTTTTGCACTTCAACCTGAAGAGTGGTATCCCACAGGACAAATCAATTTCAGTCTCATAAAAGATCAAAATATTAACCTAAGTCTAACATCTTGTCCAGATTTTAGTAGACAAATTCGAGTGTACGCACTGAGCTACAACGTTCTTCGTGTACGTGAGGGAACTGGTCAAACTCTTTTTGATTCTAAACAGTAAACATGAACATGCAATCTGGCTTCGGTGATACTGGTAACGGAATGATGGAACAGTATATTCAAACTATGACTAACATCATGTTACCCGTGATGGAAAAAAGTGCTTTACTCGCAGCTGAATATTCCAAAGCTTGTGGGAGGGATGTTTTACTCCCAGAAGATATGGAATATGCGATGAAGTATTGTGCGATGTATACAGTTGGTCAGACAATCGGTTCTCTCATGCCAGAAATTTACGATGAAGAACTCTCAGATGAGGAAGAAGAGGAAGAGGTCGAACCAGAAGACTGTCCAGAGTTTGTGAGATATTCAGGACATGAAGAAAAATTCATTCTCTTGAATCAAGCATATGATCGATGGGAAAGTTGGGTGCCTCAAAATCCGACAGAACAGATGTTAAAAAATGCTATCAATAGTAATGAACACCTCTGAGCCGGAGGGTTGGTCCTTCTCAAACACTAAATTCAAAATATATGAATCTGGGTTAAGTTCTAGTGACGATTCATCTGATGATGAAGATCTTTTTTCAAAAACCAAATCTATAAAAAAGAAAAAATTTAAAAAAGTGGTCGAGAAGGAGGAACTCTTACCCGAATAATTTTCCCAGGGTATTGTATATAATGTCATCTGTTACCAGCGCCCTCCGGACCGTTGATATCGTCACCCAAGAGCTCCAGACTCAGACCCTCAACTCCATCGTTGGTGGTTTCTCCTTCGCTGCCGCAATGTCTTGGATGGATTTCATCCGTTGGTCCATCACCCAGATTGTGAAGGTCCCTAAGAACGGGGGTACCCAGTATGCGCTCACCGCTGTACTCACCTCTCTGTTGTCTGTTATCGTCTTCATGGTCATCTCCCGTATTAACAAGGATGTCAAGAAACCCGCTCAGCCCGTCTATGCGATCACTCGCTAAGTTTTCTAGGGTACCTAGGAGGGGGAGGGGGCTTTCGTTTCATAAAGATCAATAGAAGAAGGCCAATTAAAGCTATCAAAGCAATGTAGGTGTATTCCTTTTTCCATCTATAAACATTCTCCACTACTTTGGGAATGCTTATAGATTCTTCTTCTTCTTCTTCTTCGAGTGCAATTTTTGGAAGTCCCTCTAGTTTATCTGTAGAACATGTCATTTCAAATTTCAGTAAGTGATCTTGTTCCATGAAATCGTATGGAATTAGACGACCATGGCTCATATAAAAGAATTCTACATTGATTTCCTTGATTATCTTTTGGGGACCAGAGTGAAAATGATGAATTAAATGATCATCCCTACCATTGAAATTTATAAAGTCTGAACCATCTAGAAGTATATGTCCAGTATAGAATGGTGTTGATGTGTATACATGTTGGTTGAACTCATCTGAACCCGAACTCAATCGAATAAGTAACGAGTTGGGACCGACGAGATTTATCGCCCCCGATGTTAGAACCCTACTCGTAGATGAATAATCATTTGAACCGAAACCAATAATCTGATGAGGTGTCGTGACCGTAGAAGAATTGTTTATGTATCCATTCACACCTGTATTAAATTCAAAAGTAAAATTGTGATCTCCGGGAGTAGTATTTGAGAATGTAAATCGTTTTGTGTCTACGTCGAATGAAACACTGTTCACGTTAGACACTGGTGGGCCAAGTTGATTCTGTAAGTGCGTTGCGAGGTCATCTCCCGTGGGATAGTCTGCATTTTCTAGGGAAATCGTTTGACCGTCAATACTGAAGGTATTATTGCTGGTACACACTGTCAATTGGGGGGTTGGGATACGAGCAGAAACGAGTTTAATTTCTGAAACATCGTAAATTGGATTTTCTAGGGTGATGCTATACGCATTCGGACTCGAGTATGTATTAGAATATTCATCAATGACATATGTACCTTCTGTATCATAATAGGAGTTTGAAGCAATCACATTGATTCCACGTTGACTACTATCTATATTGAGGTTATACACCTTCATTAAAATAGAGTGATACTATTTTAATGACTGTTTTTGTCTACTCTCTAAAATTCTTACTGATAGAGGCCATTTGCTAGGGGGTTGTTCTGGAGCTGACGCTTAGCAATGTCAAGATGGCAAGTGTTGGGATTGGCGTTACCCTTGTACGCGTTGAACTTATGGAATGATTTCTGCTGGTACTGCTGGGTCCAACCACCATTAGCAGCGTTCATGCGACCATCAACACGGGTCGTATCCGAACGAACCGTAGTAAGGGCACCACCTTGTTTGAGGGCACTCTCACGAACATTCATACGACCAGCGTTACCCATACGGTTAGGCTTACCACGACGATCATCTGGGCGGAAACCATACTTCATGAGCTCTTCGTTGGTCTTTGCGGTTACCTTAGCAGCAGCACTACTCGCATACGCACCACGGAAGTTGGTGATACCTGGTTGCGCTTGGTTCTGGTAGTTGTACTGCTGATCATTGCGATCACTCTTGAAACGGGTTGGGTCCTGGGATACCGTTTGGGCAGAAATGAAACGCTTGGCCCCATTGAAACCGAGACCATCTGTGCGGAGACCAGTCTCTGAACGGTTCGTGGTACGCTTAGTCTTCTCATGTTCGTTACGGGGTACAACACCGGACATACCTTGAGCACGACCAGCCATTGTGGGGCGTCGAGAAGGGAGGAACGCAGTCGTATCAGGCTTGTTATGTGTGAGATCACCTATAACAGCTCCACGACCACCAGTGACATCAGCAGCTGGGCCGGAGCGACCTGGGAGAGTGGTTAATCTGTATGCACCAGCATTGACAGGATTGACCCTAAACATCTGTTGATAGCCACCAACAGCGGGGGTGTCAGCGCTCACACCAAGACCTGGACCGACAAGTTGCTTCTCGACAGGGGACAAGTTATTCATGTGACCCTGGTCATACATACGGTTGCGCATGTTCAAGATTTCCTGACCACCACTTCGTTGTTGCATAGTGATGTCACCAAAACTCTCCATCTCCCTCTTCTGAGGGACACCGAGGGGTATATCGAAATTATCATTTCGTATTTCTATAGGAGGAGGAGCTTTGACTACCGGTTTTTCAGCCTCCTTCACAGGGGGTGGAACAGACTTAGTACTCAAAGTTCGGCCAGCATACACTAGACCGGCCACAGCCATTAGCGAAATGGGATCAGCCATTCTTACTTCTTACCGACATTTTTATTAACGTACCTTTGCTGAAAGAGACCGTTCTGAAGTTCGGCACGAGTGCTCGCTGGTTCATATCGCATGGTACGGAGAGGAGTCTTACACTCCATGTTGGATAATGGGAAGAGATTACGCTCATAGGTTTGGACGAGATGCTTGTTGAAACGGGAAGTGGTTTGGGGACGGAGTTGGTCACTCGTGTCAATGTATTGGGCTGGTGAACCCTTGCCAGCCATGTAGGGGGCAGTTCCATACAACATGGTATTGGGACGGCATCCACCACAGTTGAGAGTACTGGGCTGGGGGTACACAAAAATTTCATCAGTGGCCTTCACTGCTGGAATGGCACCTTTGTTTTGAACTCTAGAAAGACCCGGCTGAAGCTGATACGCCATTTATTATTACATAAGAATATTAATCTAACTATACGCTACCCCCAAACATTCCCGACCGCTTATCCCCATTGGAACCAAGACCCGCAAACGCTTCGAGTTGGACACCACGGGCGTTGGGATCGCAATATCCTGTACCACTCTTACACATGGGTCCATTCTTGGATCCATACAACCACTCCGCAAATGCCGTCTGGTCGCCTGGAATTTTAGACACCGGATTCGAAACAAATTGTCTATCCACACCATTTCGCATGTACTTGGGTAGAGGTGATCGCGAACGCCCCCCATCCATGGGAATCTGACCACTTGTGTAGTTATTCACAAAAGGTTTTACACTGGGATAATAACACGCCTCCAACCTGTTTGGGGCATCGGTGAAATCAGTGATAAGCACATTAGCCATAGGATTATCCTGTGTAGGCATCTGACAAGATGGTTCACCTTCAACTGTGTAACCATAGGTTTCTGTCACCATCTTCGACTTATAAAGAACAAAGATAACAGAGAGAATAGTTGCACCTAGAACGAATATCCTAGGGTCACGACGAATGATATAAATTAGACAACTCGCATAAATAACGAAACGAGAGGCGGCATTAATACGATCCTCTGGGGTTTGCTCACTTGTCGGCCAGAATTGTAAAGCTGCATCAGCCTTAATGAGCTGCTGAGGATCATCAAACCAAACCTTCATTTAGTATATGTTGAGGTTTATTTTTTTGGTAGACCACCAAGCATACTACTCATCATTTTCATAAGAGCATCCTGATTGAGTCCATCACCATCCCCATCTTGCATCTTATTGGCACAATCTTTAGCAATACCCTCAATCATCTTTAGGGTATCATCTGGAATTGAAGTGATTGTCGTACCAAGCATGTATAGAGTTTGGAGATACTGCCAAGTTGCAGACCTGGTAGCGGTAGACATGCGCTCCCAATAAGACTTGATATTGAGATCCTTGAGGAAGTCGATTGTATCAATCTCCTTGAGAAGGAATGATTCATCCTTCCCAGAAATCTTATCAGCGTATGGAGATACACCCTTCATGAAACCATCCACGACGAGACGTGGGTTTGTAGACTTCAGTAAATCGAATGAAGTCATCATCTTCTTAATGCCTTTTTCCTCTGGAAAAGTCTTGTGCAATTCCACAAGAAATTGACCCATCATATCGTTAAACGCAGTAACGGATG